CGAATAACTCCTCGCATCCAACATTAGCGAGAACTCCAATCGTTTGCAAGTACCCGTTTGGATACCAGCGAGTTGGCAGGCACCACGACCTGTCGTTTACCTGCGTTAGCCCGACATCGGTAGAGCCGTCCTTATTCAACGTCGTGTTGTGCTGGGTTGGGTCGCACCGGGACTCGCGCCACATGATGTAGTCGAGCGTCTCCATGTCCGCCTCTTGCCAGCCCGCCTCAATTGCAAGCCCCCACCACTGACCACACAGCGCCGTAGCCGGAGCCACGTAGACACTGGTGGTAGTGGTAGGTGCTTGCGTGGTGCTGACCACAACAGGTTCCCCCACCTCTTGTTGCACAGCAACCTCTGTCTTGGCACTAATGCCCACGAACAAGAACGTCGCAGAAACCATAGCCAGAATCTTTGATATTAAATCCATATGCTTGCTCCTTTGGTTTGAAAGGGGTCTTTGCCCTGGCCGAGCAGGAATACCAACGAACCTCCCGGCCAGGGACGGTGAGCCCTGAAGGAGGACAGGGGCCCTTTATCTCACCGTTCTATTTCTCTAACAACAATGACACTACCTGACTGAACTCCTCAAGGTCCATGAGCACTATGCCACGGCTGGTTCCGTCCGGCATCGCCACCATGGCAAACGGCCTGATATCACCTATCGCCTTGAGGGCATCGGACTGTGCTTTTGCGGACTGGAATCTAGTGGCTATCGGTCCGACTTGCGCACCAGCCTTTATTTCCACCCTGAAAGCACCGCCCCAATTCTCCTCATGCCTCGTGAGATGACCGCCAAGACCAAGTTTCTTGCGCGCACGCCGGGCCTTGCTATCGCCCTTGCGGCGATTGCGTCTGCCTCTAGCAGCAGGGTCTCCACAGCCTTTGATGCGCCGTTTCCCCTGCCTATCCTCACGCCCAAGGGTTCCGAACAAAGGACATGCATCATTGGTGCACTTGTCTTTATTGCCCTGGCAATCTCCCTTTCGTTCATCCACGGTTCAGTCTTGTCTCAAGAACCTTGATGCACTGGTTGGCCTCGCCCTTGGTTAGGAAGTCGAGTTTGTCAACCGTGCGGTTGAGAATCTCCGACACGGCCTCTGACTGTGCGGAGCGTGGACCGTTGCCGGTGGCCATCAACATCGCACGGAGTTTGCCAATCTGGGCATTGGATGCCTGCTCGTTGGGGTTCTTAATCTTTGGTTCGTCGCTGACCTTGGCCTCAGGGAATACCTGCTTGACCGTTTCAATCAGGTCATGTTTGGGCTCAACCTTGGGTTCCTTCATCTTCTTGAATGCATCACGCAACTTGGGCATTGATGCATCCGTCAGTTCGTTGAGGTCAACGCCAGCCGACTTGGCTACATCCTGTGGGTCAAGCCCTGCTTTGGCACAAGCCTCGCGGAACTTGGTCAACAAGTCTGCATCCGACTTCGGTTCCTGCTCGCGCACAACCTTGGTCATCTCTTCGCGGCTTGGGCGTGGCGCAGTCTTGGACTGGAAAATAAAGTTGGCCAGGGCCCTGCCAATTGCCGAAGTCTCAGCGTTTTCCACGTGCGATGTACGGTTCACCGGGCTGGCATCCCGAATCTCTTCGGCATATCCGCTAGACACGGGTTCCATGTCAAGCATGTCCTTGTAGGCCTCGGCCCTGAACACAACCTTGTTGTCGTCGTAGTGGTGGATGTAGGTGGCAATCCTGCCGTTCGGGAACATCTCCCAGAACTTGGCAAGCCTTGCCTCCACTGTTTCGTAACTGTCCAGATTAAATCTCATCGCTATTCCCCTTTTGTTGGTTGATTACCTTGAATTGCCTGTATGTGGTTTGTTTCTTGTATTTATCTCGGAGGGCTGGATGCTCCTCCTCGAACTTTTTCTGGTCGAACGATTTGCGAGAGACGTTCTTCCATGTGCATTGAACGACACCCTTGTGGATGGCGGTTGATGCATCGCCCATCACCTTGCAAATCTCACCCTGCAACTGGTCGATGTGTTCCTCCATTGACTTGACAATCTCCTGCGACTTGCGGAGTTGCTCAAGCAGTGTAACGGTATCTTGGTCAACCTCTACCGACTTGTCTTCTCCCTTTGGGTGCACCGTAGATATGTTCTGGTATGTGGGGCGGACCTCGTCCGGGAACATACCCATGTCCACGTAAGAAAGCAACTGTCGGCATGCCTCAATGTGCTGGCGCTTCTCATCGCTAGACACGGCCTGGATGTGGAACTTTAGGTCTAAGTCTGAGTCAAACACGCACCAAACGATTTCGTCTTGGCCGGTGCAGATTGCCTGCTGTACGCCCTGCCAGTACCACATCTCTGGCAACTTGTTTTCAAAGCGCTTCTTGCTGGTCTTGATTTCATGCACCCTGCCGTCTGGCGAGACTGCGTCAATGGTGGCGATGAGGCGCACACCATCCTCTTCGTAGCAGTACATCTCCTGTGGCTCCTCTAGCGGGTAGCCCAACAGAGTTGATGACCACTTGCGAATCGGCTCCTCAAGCGTGGTGCCACGCAGCATCGCTGAGTTCTGTGGCTTTGGCTTGGGCGGCTCGGCGGCAATAAGTTCTGCCACCAGGTCTGCCGTCTTTGTATATGGATGAGTGCCGTGAACTGCCGCGGCAACGCTGGCTGAAATGCGAGCCTCGCCGTTTTCGTTTTTCCATCGCAACGCCAGCCACTCATTTGAGCCGTGCGTTGGTTTGCTGATTTTGCTGATTTTCATTGAGTCTCCTTACTCGTTTTTGCCAGCCTATCGCTGACGTTATTAATTCACAACCCACGCCGGCTCGTCGATGACGACGATTCTTTGTACCATCCCAGTCGGAATGTGCGTGACCATTCCGACTGTTTCCATCTCGGGTTCTTCCATTGGGCACCAAGAACATGTAACCGAAACATAACCTTCAAGCAAATCAGGCCACAGCCAACCGATAGAAATAACGTGCTGCGTCTTTGCCTTGTAGTCCCTTGTGTTTATCCAACCGTTGGAAGAATCGAATGCGTCAATCCAATGTATTGCAACCAGGGCCCATGGGCATTTACTCATCGTCATACCTTTTGTCGTAGAGTAAAGAGCATACATCTGCTGGCTTGAGAAGGTAGCCCCATGCGGGATTGTCGGAACGTCTAGCAAAATCCCTGGTTTCCAGGATGTCCCTGTTGGCTTTGATATAGCGCTTGAGTCTGTCAACCGAAACAATGATGAAGCCGCCATCCATGGAAAAGATGTACACCCACCATTTGGCCTTTGTTACCTGCAGACCTGACGGCACCCATTTACCGCATTTGCGTGGGTTCTGGCGCATCTCTATCGCCATGTTGCCGTTGCGATATCGGTCGGCCTTTACCTCAAAGGAACCCTCAACGAGATTCTCAAGCATGGCGCGTATACGCCCCTCGCCCATCTGCCCGTACTTTAAATCCTCAGCAAAATTGAATGTGTTCGACTCGATATCCCACTTGCTATTTTTCATTTGGCTTCACGCTGACGTTGCGCTTCGCGAACCATTTGCAAACAACCGATGTACCCGGCAGCATCAATGATGTTGTCGGGTAAATCCATGTTGGTTTTTAATTCGTGCATCAAGCGCGAAAGTTTTACGCAAATCATGAACAAGATGCCGTCTTCTGCGGTCATCAACTGTTCGCCCTTTAGCGCATTGAAGATGGCGACAGTCCTTGAGTAGTCGTCAAGCGGATGAGAGTACGTGTTCTGCCTGTCTCGCGTGATGAGTTCATGCGCTTTGAGAAGTATCTCTGCGCCCTCGGTTGCTGGTTTCATTTTCCCCCTTCAGAAGTTGTTCAACTCTTGCTATCAGATTCCACAAGTCGTCTTGTTCAACGACCCCCGGGTAAACCTTACGAAGAAATTTTGCTATCGCCTTCAGTTCCATTCTGCTCAATTGTTCGCCCATTGTCAAGCATCTCCCCCAGGGCATGAGACTCTATGTGGTTGGTGAGGCGTCCGTCAACTCGTTCCACTTTGTCTTCGACTCGTTGCTGGGAACGGTGCACAAGTTTGAGCATCCCAATAACAACCTGATGGTCAACATGGTTTTCTTTACGGAACCTGTGGACAACTGCAACAAGGACAGCGAAGCCGCCTGTGACTGCTGCCGCGATGACGGATGCTGTGCCTGTGTCCATATCAAACTTGGTTCACCTTAGCAAAACAGGCTGCCACTTTATGTGCTGAGTCCGCCACTCTCGGTGAAACTTCCACGTGTATCCAATCGCCACCAGGCGCACCAAGAAGTGTCGGCTTCGTGTAAGAAACCCATGCTTCTCTGTCGCAACGCCAGCCTCGTCCGAACCCTTCCCAGTAGTCGAGGATGCACTCTAAGCCGAGGAGGTTGTGGTTTGCCACCAGAACGTCCATGATGCGTTCTGCGGTCTTACGTCCGTTGGGCTTGCCTCGCCATGATAAGTCCATTGCGCGGCCCGTAGCGTGCACGCTGAGCGCTGTCTTGCCTCGCTGGTTACGTACTACCCAGGTGCCGTTGTTCCAGAGTACGCCGCCTGAGAGGGCTGTTACTTCTTTGACCCATTGTTCTGTGCCTGGGCGTTTGCCCTTGGCTGGTCCGTCTGTTGTCCCCGTGTATTTGCGGGGCATGGTTTACTTGTTGCGCCCGAAACGCTTATCCGACTTGTCGAACCAGGTGTGGATGAGGGGTAGTACGGCGACGATGGCTGCGTCTGCGAGGAGTGTCCAGTCTCGGGTGCCTGCCATGTAGGAGGCGATGGCTGCTGCGGCTGCGACTTTTGCCCATGATTTGAGGAGGGCTTTTGCTTGTTTGGTGGTAAGTTTCTTTGTCATGGGTTCCACCTTATCACGGGCTGCGATTGTGTTTCTATGTTTTTTTGTTGGTGTAGGGGTGGTGATTGGGTTGGGTTTACTGTGGCTTATATCGGGCTGGCCTGGTCAGGATGATTCGTTCGATTGAGGTGTTACGAACTCATCTAAGTCAGCATCATAGGTGTCACCGATACCTGCGTATTTGCC